CAGGGGTCGAGGCCGCAGCGGCTGGAAGGGGAGCATCCCCGATGACTGCGTTTGAACTAGTCACGATTGCTCTGATGATCGTACAGATCGTCATCGCTCTACGGGCATAAAGCGAAAGGGCCGCACCTTCACAGGTGCGGCCCTCAGCTTTTGTAGGCTCAAATCCAGTGATGAAGCTGGATCCATCCCACGGGCTAAAATGACTAAAAAATATACACTTACGTTAGGGGTAACTACCCCCGATCCGCGTTTGAACAGTCTTGTTATAGTGCGCGCTGTGCGCATATGCAACGTCAACGACGTCGTTGACGTCAACGACGCGCGGGGTGTCTCCCTCAAAGTCATTACTCGCGGCGCGCGCTCGAGAGCCTGCGGCACAAGAGGCTACAAATCCGGCCCGCTGCTCTAAGCTAGTTTCCACCTTGATGCCCAGGCTGACATCTCCATTGCCGTGCAGGGTGACGGAGTGAGGTGCAATATCCCTTCAGCCTCTTTGTTTTTGATCATAGAGACTTCGGCTGACCGACCCTCGGTATCGCTTACAACCCACTGATCCGGCGAGGCGAACAGGTACGCGCTGGTCCACTGACACCACCGCCCGGCAACCGTGATGCCGCGCCGGACGTGGCCCATGATGCCGGCTGCCTCGATACGCTGTAGGGCAAGCTGGACGGTGGAGCGGGCGCAGCCTGACCAAGCGGCGATCTGGGTAAGGGAGGGGTCGCATACTCCGTGCCGAGATGGCCCGCGGTAGAGCAATGTCCACAGCACGAGGATGCCGGTGCGGCGCAGGCAGCCGCCGTGCAGGCCGGGCCGGTGGCTATGGCGCTCCAGGCGGCGCGCGGCTTCCATGATGCGGCGTCGGTCGGCGTCGCCAAGGCGCTGGCGCTGCCAGGCGGCAACACGAACGGATCCGGTGCGAGCCGGACGTGATTGTGAGATCGGCATTGCCGTCCCTTCTCGTTGGCCCGAGGACCAAGCGAGGCAGCCACCTCCGTTCGCGCAAAAATGCCTTGCGCGGCGGGGTTGGCTGTGTAGGATCGGGGAACCACACCATATGGTTTCCGATCGGCCTCGGCTGATCCGACAGCCCTCCGCCCGGCAAGGCGGAGGGTTTTGTCGTTCTAGAGCGTTGTGTTGATCGCTTTGGGCGACCTCCGATAATCAATCTAGCCAGATTGCCCAGCTTAGACGCTCGGCGCAACCGTACCCTTGGTTGTCATGACGAGGCAGATCCGCCACGCAGCGCCCAGGCGAGCCGACCTAGCAGCCCGAGCCGCTGAATCGTCTCCTGTTCGATCCGTAGCCGCGTCAGTTCCACCTCGGCCTTACTGGCTGCCTCGGCGTGCCGTTGCACCTCCGCTTCGGCTGCTGTCTTCAAGGCAACTGCTTCCGCTCGGGCCGCCTCCGCACGATCCGCGATCTCTCCCGATCGACGAAGCTGTTCCCGGAGAACATCAACGGCATTCGATAGGGCGCTGATCTTGTTATTGTTCCCCCGATCATGATCCCCTTGTTCGGCAGGAACAGCGGTGACCCGTTCCCGGCGAACCGGCTGCTCGGTTGCTGCGTTCCAATCGGTGCAAGGTATCGATACCCACGTCTTTTCGGATGGGTGATTCTTCGGCACCTCAAGCCAATTGCCGCGCTTGATGGCTCGGGCTGCTTTAATGCGAGCGGCGTCGACACTGCGTAAGCTTGGCCAGTGTTCTCGAATGTGTTGGTACGTTGCGATAACTCGCTGTTCCTCGAACACCGGACTTTCGTCAGATTCGCTCACAGCTTGCTCTCCCCCGATACGCGCGCCGAACAAAACCCCTGCTCGGTAGAGATCGTCAAGATCTGTTCGGGGTTCATCACGTTTATGCTTCATCGCAGCCACGCCACACCAGCGTCAGTTCCCAGCATATAAATTGCAATGCAATCTTATGGGCAGACGCACAGGAGGTACGCATGGCACGGTTTGATTGGAGCATTGATATAGGAGGAACGCCGGAGCTTTTGGCCTGCGTTCCGGGCCTTAGCGTAGGCACGCTGCGAGCATGGATGCAGCGCGGGCAGCTTGCGATTTATGGCCGCGGCACTGGTAACCGAATGACCTGGACCGCTCTCGACGTCTTGCAGGTCGCGGCTCGAGTGGAGTTGTCCCGTCTGGGCGTGGCTCCCGACCAAGCGCGGCGGTTCTGGCAACTCCTTGAGGAAGGGGCGGTGCACCATCTCACGCTGCCGGAGGGCGCGGAGATGCCCGATGTTGTAGCGGTCCTATGTCACGACCCGATTACTAGATGCCCGGTGGTGCATGTTCTTGACCCCGAAGCCGAGCCGCCTGTCGCGTGCGTCGTGTTCCAGTTGGGGCGGTTCATTCAGCAGGTCGCGGCACAGATTGAGCAGGTGGTGCTGTGAGGGTTAGCAAGGCGCGGTGGGACGCCGGCTGGCGGTGCCTGAACACGACTATTATGCAAATGCGTCGCGCAATGCGGCTGCGCCGCTATCAGGATGCCGCGGTAGCAGCTCGCAGGTTGGGCCGGGTTTGGGAACGGGCCGGCATCTCTCGCAATGTCGTCGACAGCAGAATGACCCTCGCAATGGAAGAGGCCGGGCTGCCGAAGGCACGCGGCTGCCAGCTAAAGAGGTGGTTGGGGTGCATCAGGGAGAACCCGGCCGGCAACTACCCTATGCCGGTTGCAGAGGCTGTGGCCGAGATTCGTGTAGCGCCGGACACCCTGACGGAACAGGTCGACGCGGCCGAGGCGGCGCTGCTTGAGGCGGGGTTTGGGCTGTACCAGCGGGGCGGCTCGATCGTTCGGCTCGGCTACGTCGATGGCGAGGGCGGCCGTGAGGTGCTGCGTGAGACGCCGGTCGACGAGACCCATCTCGCCGAGCTGATGGGCCGGGCGGCCAAGTGGACCCGCTACGATGCACGGGCCAAAGAGGTGCGGCCGACCGGCTGCCCCCCAGCGGTAGCTAAGACGTACCTCGCGCGCGGCCCTGCTGAGTGGCGCCTGCCACGCCTGGCCGGCATCATCACCGCGCCGACGCTTCGCCCGGACGGATCGTTGCTCGAATATCCCTGCTACGACGAGGCCACAGGCCTCTATCACGACCGCCGGGATGAGGAGCAGCCCAGGATCCCGGACGAACCAACGATGCATGATGCGGCCGTCGCGGCAGATGAACTGCTAGGACTGATCGACGGCTTCCCTTTCGTCGACGACGTGGACCGAGCCGTTGCCTTCTCGGCGCTGCTGACAGCCGTGGTGCGCCCCAGTTTGCCCGCTGCTCCTTTGCACGCTTTCACGGCGCCGGCGGCTGGCACGGGTAAGAGCTATCTAGTCGATCTCGTCACTACCTTGGCGACAGGTTCGCCCGCCCCGGGCCTCACATGGACGGGCGACGCAGCGGAGGACCGCAAGGCACTCGATGCGGCCCTGCTGGCCGGCTCGTCGATTATCTCACTCGACAACGTCTCGGCGCCGCTGGGTGGCGACCGTCTCAACCAGCTACTTACCCAGCCGGTGGCGTCGGTGCGCGTGCTCGGGCTATCCAGAAACGTCGAGGTGGCGTGCCAGGCGCTGCTGCTGGCGAACGGCAATAACTTGGCAGTTGCCGCGGACATGACCCGCCGCACGATGCTATGCCGCCTCGACGCGGGCCTCGAGCGCCCCGAACTGCGGACGTTTGAGGGCGACCCGCTGGCGCGCGTAAAGGCCGAACGGGGCCGGTACGTAGCGGCGGCCCTGACAATCCTGCGGGGCTACATCGTCGCGGGACGGCCGGAGCAGCCCGACCCGCTCGGGTCGTTCGAGGCGTGGTCGTCGTTGGTACGCGGCGCGCTGCTGTGGATATGGGAGGCTGACCCGGTCGACTCTATCGAGGTGGTGCGCGCGGAGGATCCAGTACGGTCGTCTCAGGAAGCCGTAATGCAGCAGTGGGACACCCTGATCGGCGACCAGCCCGTCACCACTGCAGAGATTATCACCAAGGCAGTCGGTTGCCCCGAGTTCCGCGAAGCGCTGCTCACCGTGGCGGGGGCCGGGGGCGTCATCAATAGTGTGCGTCTCGGCAAGTGGCTCGGGGCGATCCGGGGGAAGCTGGTGGATGGCCTCAAGCTCGAGCCGGCGACAAAGAGCAGGGGGAATGCACGCTGGACCCTGCGGGGCGGCCGATCGGCTACCGAGGGCTGGGCGGATGCCCTGCCATAGTCGCAGTGGTGGGGGTGGTGGGGTTAAAACGAGCCATCCCCACCATGATAAGGCTATATTTTATAAGGGTTTTTTTCCTGTGGTGGGGATGATGGGGTTGTTTCTCCCTTTACGCGAAGATTTTGTCAGTTAGTCCCTGTTTTTAGCTGTGGTGCCCGTGGCGCCCGCGACAAACGTATAGGAAGGGCTGGCGACAACCCCACCATCTCTCCCATCCCCACCACGACGGGCCGACAGTATCGGGCGGCGGCAGTGGCGCGTATCCTGCCGCTATGCCGTCCAATCCACCTTGCTCTCAGCTATGCCGCCAGGAAGGCCGTACGTGGGTGCAACGCGTCGGGGCTACTGCCCGACCCGGCGTGCCGTCGGGCGCCACGGGCGGGCAGCCTTGCGGACGGGTAGGGCACGCCAAGCGCCGCCGCCGGCTGCAATCTCTCGGGGAAAGAGGTGCCAGCCGAACGGAGTATGGGTTGCTCGCATCAGCGCGTATTAAAATCCGGGTGAAATAGGAGCCTCACCATGGCCGTCCGAGGCCGCAAACCCAAGCCTACCGCTACTAAAACTGTCCTTGGCAACCCGGGCCGCCGGCCCATGCTGGCTAACGAACCCACGCCGAAGGGCCGCCCAAAGCCGCCGAAGCCACTGCAGGGCCGTCCCTTGGCGCTATGGCGCCGGTTCATCACGCCAGCTTGGTGGCTGTCCGAGTTCGATGCCCCGAAAGCCTGGCTATGGGTACACCTGCAGGCCGAGGCGGAGATGGATCCAGCACAGATGACGGCGGCCCGGATCGCGCAGTTGCGCGCCCTCGGCTCCGAGCTCGGTTTCGATCCGGCGAGCCGCACGCGGTTGGGCGGAGACCCTCGGAACCCGAAAGACGACCTTGATTGGAAGTATTTCTAGGCGACATTCAATCAAGGGCGGCCAGGATAGGTAGAATCCGAGAGCCTTCGACGGCTGGATCTGTTCCGCAAACGACCGACTATGGAATAGTTATCCGATCGAACGACGGCCATTATTTTCCTGTCATAGGCTGGAGCAAATACCTACTTCGTAACTGGGAGTATCGCCTGGGTCAGTACCGAAAATCAAACCGCCATCGTACAAAGCGCTGAAACGCATAGATTTCCGATTAAATGTAAACCTGTTGAAAGCACTTCCGCAGGTAATGACATCCAGGTCATTTCCTACCTTTAGAAAATCTTGCTGGCATACATTTATAAGCGTTCGCTGACCAAATTCACCCCACAACCAAGGTGAATCTCTAGTTATTCGAGGATCACTTGTATTTGGTCGGCGGAGTATATATTTGCGATTTGCCCGAAATTTAGCATGTTCCCATTGCTTTGTTGCGGGTTCATACTTGAATCCAACTGACATTTCTGAAATGCATATGTATGATTCATTTATGGGAGACTGCGCAGAGGACGGGCTTATCCCTAAAAGGGCAATAGACACGATTAGTGAAAGAGCCCGTTGCATTTGACCTCACCAATTTCCGCAAAGCGATCATACGATAGCGGATGCCATTGGTAGGGGTATGCGGAACTACTAACGCTGCCAAGAGTTCTGAAGCTTCTCGTAGAGCATTTGATACCTCGCCCATCCTACTCTGTCCGAGAAATTCTACTTCCGGCCATGGGGCTGCTCCAAAACCCTCCGTCGCGGGAACAAAGGTGTAGCCGAGCGGAGCGCTGCTCCCAGTGTCCCGTTTCTGCTCTATTGATGTATAGTCAATTTACTATCAAGAAGTTACTTGTAGCGTTTAAGACTACAACTCGCCGAATAAGCTGAAAAACTTGGCAAGATTTTACACGGCGACAGTATTCAGGGGGCATGGCGCACCGGCAAAATAGCGCCATGCTTCGGATCAGCCTCCCTGTAGCGGCCTACGCCGCTGGAACCACACCAGAACGCGCCCGGGCACTCCTGCGCCACGGTCTGCCGCTGCAGGCCGATCGCGACCGGCTGCCAGGCGAGCACCGCCGGCTCAGCCGTCGCGATGTGCGCGTGCTGGCGGTCGCTGCTGCGCTGTCCCGCGCCGGCCTCTCGCCTGCCGCGGCGGTCCGATCCCTTACCCCGTATCTCGACCTACTCAGTGCTCCGATCCTCGGCACGCGGCTCGAGATCCAGGCAGACCAGCACGGCGGGTGTAGCCCCGTGCTGGTCGATCTTTCCGCGATCGAGCGCCGCCTCGCGCTCAACCTCCCCTATAAAGGACTGTTCGATGCAACTGCGTGAGATCCTCGCCCGACGCGAGGCGATCCGAACCGAGATGCGCGGCCTAGCCGACGCGCACCCCGGCGATATGCCCGAGCCGCAGGCCGCCCGCTGGGCAGCCCTCGAGGCCGATGCGGCGAACCTGAACGCTGCCGAGCAGCGGCAGGCGACGCTCGACGATATGGACCGCCGCGCCGCTGGGCAGCCGCTCGGCGAGCAGCGCCGGGACGCTCAAGTCGGCCTACTCGACGTCGTGCGCGCCGCCATAGGCGGTACCGACTACGCCGCGGGTCGTGCTCGTGAGATGAGCCAGGAGGCCGAGCGCCGCTCCGGTCGTAAGGCGCAGGGTATTTTCTGGAACATGGGGCAGCCCATGGAACAGCGCGTCGTGACGACGGCGCTGCCGGCTGGTGGCCCCGGTTCCAACCTGATCGGGCAGGACTTCCGGCCCGACCTGTTCATTGACCGGTTGCGCGCCGCGACGGTGGTTCGTGGGCTGGGCGCGACCCTGCTGACAGGCCTGACGGGCAACGTCACTATCCCGCGCCGCAAGTCGAGCAGCAGCGTGGCTTGGGTGGCAGAGAACAGCCCTATCACCGTGAGCGATCCGCAGGCCGACGCCGTTACCCTGACCCCAAAGCACGCCGGCGGCATCACGGAATGGTCGCGCAACATGATCCTGCAGGCATCCCCCGACGTGGAGATGCTGTGCCGCAACGACATGTCCCTGATGCTGGGCGAGGCACTCGACATTGCGGCAATCAATGGCTCTGGAACTGGCGCCGAGCCGCGGGGCGTCCTGAACACTTCCGGCATCGGCTCCGTCGCGCTTGGAACGAACGGCGGCCCGGCTACCTACGCCTCGCTGGTCGACCTGCGCGGTGCCGTGGCGGCCGCAAACGCAGAAACCCCGTCCTGCGCGTACATGACCAACACGAAGGTGCGGACGACGCTTGAGAAGATGCAGGACAGCACCGGCCTGCCGATCGGCCTCGACAGGCTGTTCCCGACGGGCTCGACCAAGGCGTTCAGCAACATCGTGCCGAGCAATCTGACCAAGGGCACCGGCACGAACCTCTCGGCCGTCCTGTACGGCAACTGGTCCGACCTGCTGATCGGGGTGTGGTCCGAACTCGATATTCTCGTGAACCCGTACGAGAGCAGCGCCTACGCCAAGGGCAACGTCTCGATCCGGGCCATGATGACGGTCGATATCGCCGTGCGTCACCCGGAGAGTTTCGCCGCGATCAAGGACGTGGTGGCGTGACCCGGGCGGCGCGCTTTCCCGTCGAGCACCGGGCGGCGGCGGAACTGCGCGCCGCCGGCCGCCGGCTCGAGGGCTACGCCGCAGTGTTCGGCGAGCCTGCATCGATCGGCAGCTTTACCGAGACGATCCGGGCGGGCGCATTTCGCGCCAGCCTGGTGGCCCGGGGCGACGTCCTAGCTCTCGTGGACCACGACCCGTCCCGGCTGCTGGCCCGTACCGCCTCCGGCTCCCTGCGGCTGTCCGAGGATGCCCGGGGCCTCCGGTTCGAGATCGACCTGCCCGAGACGCAACTCGGCCGCGACGTGCTGGCGCTCGCCGAGCGGGGCGACCTCGGCGGCATGTCCTTCGGCTTCCACGTGAAAGACGAGGCGTGGCCCGCCCGCACCCGGCGCGAACTTCGCGTGGTGGATCTGATCGAGGTGTCGGTCGTGCAAGCCTTCCCGGCCTACTCGCAAACCTCTGTCTCGGCCCGGGCGCAAGCCATAGGCAGCGCCGCAGCCAACGCGCGGCTGCGGCGCCTGCTGGTGGAGACGCTGTGATGCTGTCCCGTCTGTTCCGCCGGCGGCCGCCGGCGACTGAGACGCGCGCCATCAGCCTCGGCGACGTGTACGCCGCTGCGGGGCACGCCCTCACTGGCGAAGGCGCCTACGTGTCGCCCGTCATGGCGGAAAATCTGGCGACCGTGACGGCCTGCGTAAACGCCGTCAGCGGCGCACTCGGGGCGCTGCCGGCCTACGTCTACCGCAGCATGGGCAAGGCGGGCCGGGCCGAGGCGCCAGAGCATCCGGTAAGCCATCTGATCCGGGCGCCGAATGGGCGGCAGACGTGGCCCGACTTTATCGAGTGGCTCGTTGCTGAGATGCTGCTGCAGGGGAATGGCCTGGCGATCATCGAGCACGATGTGCGCGGGCAACCCGTGGCGCTTGTCCCGGTGCCCTGGAACCAAGTTCAGGTGACGGTGCTGCCCAACGGACGGCTAGCTTATGACGTGGTCGCCTACACTGCCTCTTGGGGTGGCAAGGGCACCCCGCGCCGGCTGCTCGCGGGCGAGGTGCTGCACGTCCGCGACCGCTCTGACGACGGCTATGTCGGACGCTCCCGCCTGAACCGCGCGCCGGCGGTGCTATCCTCCGCAATCGGGCTGCAGACCTACTCCGGTGCGGTATGGCAGAACGCCGCAACCCCCTCGGGCGTCGTGACGGTGCCGGCCGGCATCAAGAAGGACGATTTCAACCGCATGCGGGAGTCGTTCGAGCAGGCGTACACCGGCGCGCAACGTGGCGGCCGTGTCGTGTTTGCCGATGCCGAGAGCAGGTTCACGCCGCTGCAGATCAGCCCGGAAGCCGCTGAGGTTCTCGCCTCCCGCCGCTTCACGGTCGAAGAGATGTGCCGGCTCTGGAATGTGCCGCCTCCCATTGTTCAGTCGTACGAGTTCAACACCTTCACAAACTCGGCGCAGGCGAACACCTGGTTCGCCATGAACACGCTCCGGCCGGTCGCACGGAAGATCGAGGCGGAGTTTTCGAGGTCGGTGTTCGGGGCACAGGACGACCACCACATCGAGATCGACCTCTCGGGCCTGATGCGGGGCGACTACGCGACCCGCTGGACCGCCAATGTCGCGGCGGTCGAGGCCGGCATCCTAACCGCCGATGAGGTACGCGAAGCCGAGGGGTACGCGCCCCGCAGCTCACAAGATCCCGCCCTATCGGGCGGGCCAGCACCCGGCACGGATTAGTCGGCTGCCGCGGCGGATAGCGCCGCGTTCATTGTCCCTGGCGGGCTGGGCCGAGCATTTTTACGAGAAAGCTGATCAGGCGGACCCAGCCCGCCGGTTCTCTCGCCTGGAACTCTTCACATGCGAAGCCTAACGACCCTCGACGTTGTCAAAGACGAACTGCAGATCACCGGCATGGCCGATGATGCAGCGCTGACCCATCGGATCGCACAAGCATCCGTCATAATTGGACTGTACTGCGGCGGCCGGGACTTCCACACCCACCCAGTCCTTGAGGTGTTTCATGCTCTCGATCCACGGGAGGGTCGGCCGCTGGTCCTGTCCGAGACGCCTGTGCATTCTATCGCGAGCGTTACTGACAGCACGGGTGTCCCGCTGGATCCGGCGCTCTACGAACTGGATGCCAGCGCAGGCCTGCTCTACCGGGCGTCCGAAGGACGCCGAGCTGCGTGGGCGGCGGCACCCATCACCGTCACTTATATCGCTGGGTACGACGCTGTGCCGGCAGATGTCGAGGCAGCCTGCCTAGCGCTCGTGGTGGCAGCTTGGTTGGCCAGCGGCTGCAATCAATCGGTACACGCGGAGGCGACCGATAGTGTTGGCTGTCTCACGTACCGTGACCTCGGGGTAGATGCGATGACGATTGACGCTAGCATTGCCGCCATGCTTCGGCCGTACCGCGTGTGGCCCTGATCGGGCGGTATTGCCGTTTGCTTGGTGTTCAGTATTGCCGGAACCGGGGCAGCCCGTCGGAGAGGTCCGAATATTAGCGTCCTTAAGTCATTGTACCAGAGACGCGATCGGGATGGCCTGGGGACTTTAAATTAACTTATGAGAACGCCGCATAATTTCCATTATGTCAAATTACCCGCATCTCAGAAATTGGTGATGACGTCGCGAATCCTTTGTCAAGGATAATCGCTCAATTATCCCCTCGCTATCCCAGCCATGCCTTAGCGAATGCTCTTTCGGTGTTGCCCGAGCATCGCGTAATATCGGCCTGTCGCTGCCTTCGTGCCGGGTTCATAGCCTGGAGATGACGCGATGGGGCTCCAGGCAAGCACTTGACTATTGCAGGGGTCGAGGCCGCAGCGGCTGGAAGGGGAGCATCCCCGATGACTGCGTTTGAACTAGTCACGATTGCTCTGATGATCGTACAGATCGTCATCGCTCTACGGGCATAAAGCGAAAGGGCCGCACC